AAGAACTCATATGTTTCTGCAACATATGCATTGTATGCAACAGACTCGGCAAGTAATACTATAGCATATTCTTCGCCAGGTGTCAAGAAGACTGGTTCATCAAATACGATATCAGTACCAACAACTTCAGACAATTGTGTCGAAGGCGTTCGCGGAGTGACATTAATGTTGGCAGGTTTAACGAATTTGGATGAGCCAGGTATCACTAAGTTTGTTGGAAGACCATTTTCTACTGAACGAATCTGTACTTGCAAAGGAATCACACTGTCCTTACTTTCCATGAACACACGAACTTTAGACAAGAAAATACCATTAGGATTCTCTAGTTGGTCTACCAAGAATGTCTGAGCCAAAGGATCTTTCCAGAAATCATTCTCAAGTCCACGTGTACTACGAACAGTACGTTGAACCGTCTCGATAGTGCCAGTTGAAGTGTACACGGCACGTGCAATGCTACTTGCATTACTCTCGTTGTTAGAACTGATATCCAGAAGTTTGAATTCTTGAGTGCCTGTTCTGAAACTAATTGTAGAAGTATTAGGTACAAAGAATGAACCGATCAATTGACCCGTAGAATCTGTAACCAATGGGAGAGCGCCAAACGGGTGTGATGTCGCATTCGCAAATTCATTACCAAAGACCTGCGTTTGATCCGAGAAATTGACAAAAGAACTTTCTTGACGAACCCACTCACTAACCGGACGATTACCAAAGAAAGGGAACATCTTAGTGTTAGGTCGTAGTCCATCTACTTGAAAGTAGACTCTGCGTGAACGCATGAATGGGACAATTTCCACATCCACTACACGGTCACCCAAAAAGTCTTGGATTGCCGTTATTGTAGTTGTTCGTCGGACTCGAAGAGCGCCTGTTGCCTCAGCACGATTTGTAGATAATCGACGTACAGCTGTTGACATTATATCGGGAAGACGTGTGGTCTCTACCCACTCATCCGAAGATGGAGACAACGTGACGTGACCATTAGAAGTAATAACTTCAAACGGATTGACATTTACTGTACTGGTAGCAAGAGTCTGTGACGCAAAATTCACATCAACAAACGGCAATGTAACCAAGTCACCCTTATGCGAGGCGATATTTACTGGATTGGTGTCGTCCATTCTCAATTGAACCATATGTTCACGGAATGACGGTTGTAACTGATTACCTTGATCTATAGAGGCTCGATATTCTGGATCGAACACATCCGAGAAATTGAACGATGAGAAACCATCTGCAATGAATCCAGCCTTGGTACGGGCAAGACCATTCGCATCAACAACAGTCAATGCGTTAGTGTTAGTCTCAATAAGACTCAGTGTGGTTAACTCGTACAATTCACTGACTCGTTTATCGAGTGCAGCAATATCTTTCATAGTATATCGTTTGTGAGAGATCTTTGTCTTTACGAGATCGTTCTCATCTAAAGTATACGGGTTTAGATCGAAAGTGTATAACGCTAACGAACCGGTAGGAATCTTAGGTTCTTTAGGATCTAAAGATGGTTCACCTTGGATTACCTGCAATTCGCCTGTACCCACTCTACCTTTACTGTTGACTGTATTAGCAATCAATATATCTACCCGAGGCATATAGTAACTGATATCAGCTGAAATGATACTCTTGTTCTTAGGCAAAGGATTTATGCTGGCAATATTGATAATTCCCGTTGAAGTTTTAGACGGACGGAAGTCCATCACATTTCGCAATGAAATTGTTTCGCCCGAGGCCAACGTGTGGTTAGGGATATCTTGATATGGGATTCCATCGTAAGAGGAAACGTCAAAGAAATCTCCGGCACCATGACTGAAGTAAGAGAATTGAATTTCTAGATCTGTGTTGTCTGGGATGCTTAGTCCCGGCTTAACAGTAAGGTTGCCGCGGCCATAATAATTGTCGCGTTGACCACCATCCAGAGTGAACACACTTGTCAAATCAGAGTGGTTTAGTGGATTTGGATCAGTTATATCCGTAACACTAATGAGAGAAATGACATCATTTTGCGTTAGGTCAATTGTAGTTGTTGATGATCCAGCAGTCGTCAATAACGTTTCGTTAGTTAACGTTTTAATTTTACTTTGCGGATTCGAATTGCGTGTGTAGTATACTATGGCATAAGTTCCATCGGAATCCAATCCAGTATATTCCCACTGTCCATTGACATAAGATGGAGAAACGTCAGATAAGTCACTGAGGAATGTTTGCGTTTCACCAGAATCTAAGTTATCGTTATAAGCCTTTGCTATAATCCAATTACTAGAATATTCAACATCACCAGTTATAACAATTTTATTATCCACAGCTGTCTGCTGTACTACAGTTTGTACAGTAAGATTATAGTCGGATAGAGATTCTGGTCGATCATTTGGTAACGAGAACATTATACTGTTATCAGAAGAACCGAATAGTGTGATGCCATTAATAGCATTCAGAGGTTTGATTATACCTTGGTAATCTAGGTTTGCCGGTACTCCGGCTCCAGTTGGTGCATATAGACTAGTAACCGTCCTGAAGGTCTCGCCAGGATTCATCTGAATATCGAACACATATAGTCTATATTCGTTATTGACTCTTTCCAGTCCACGCACCTTACAAGTACCGATCGGTGTACCCGAACCGGATTTGCGAAGTTCATATGTATAGAAGGTTTTAATTCCTCCAATACCAACAGTTTCTACTGGATCAATAAGGATATAATTGCCATAGTTTACAGCAATGCTGTTATTATTGATCAATACAGTATCGCGAGGTTTATCAATATTTAATTGGGTGTTCGGAAAATCTAGACGGTATCCATCAACATACGCTGTACCTGCGGTAACTTCTAGATCTAGAGTGTCGCTTGCGCCTTCACTGAAAATCGCCTTGAATTCTTTTGCAATATAATCACCAGACTCTTCTTTCGTGCGTAGTGCCAAAAGGTCATTGATGACATTATAATCATCCACGGATTCCACTTGATCATTGATCTTACCGTTTACGACACGGCCGATATATACGAAGTTCTCTCCTTCAACAATTCGATCACGCGTAGTTAGTTCAAGACGAATTCTATAACGGTCTGCGCCAGGAGCTGCGGCATTGGGGAATGCCCCTTGGTTATCGAATAACGCAGTACTATCTTCTACAGTAACGATGTCTTGGATAACACGGAAACCGAAATCTGCCGTGGGGGTGTCGGTGTACTTAGAAATAAATGCAGATTGTTGTGGTGCGAATACGAAGTGACCCTCGACAAAGAAATCTCCTTCTACCGAGTTAATTTTAGTACCTCTACCAGTCGCAGCAGTCGATGCTGCTTGTAGAGTAACCGAACCACCTAATGGGTGAGTACCAATGAAGGTAGCACCATTCGCAACACGTGCGGACACTGTGTTGTCGGTTGATGACGTGGTGTTGGTGTACTTTATCACAAATGTAACTGGGTCTGGAGACGCAGCTGCAATCATCTCTACAACTCTAAATTGTAAAGGGTCATCACCACCAGAGTTTACAGTAAACAACACTCCCGTGTAGTCATACCCATCCAAACCGTATGTACTAATGTCTAGTTTTAAGAACTCGAAATTCTGTACGGTCGGATTACCGGTTCGTACCGCTGCACCCTCTCTAAAGATGTTGCGACCAAATCGCGCAATCTCATTTTGAATGATTGTTTGAGATTGTGTTAACTCACGGGCTTGTAAAGCTTTACCCGAGTTAAATAGAATTCTATGGTAGTTATCACTGTCTCTATAATCATCCTTATATACAGTTTCAAACGTTTCTTTTGTAAAATTATTTGGCATGACTATTCCTAAACAGTAATTACTATTTTAATGTCTTCTTGTTGTTCTTGGTCTCGAATGATTCTTGCTCTGTTCTCGATATATAGTACTTCTCCCGAGTACCTATCTACAGTATGTAGTGACACTGTAGAAGATATGATACCAGAACCCGTTCCGCCTATTTCGGAAACAGTTTCACTGTTGATGAACTTCACGAAGCCAGTTGATTCGTTTTGATGATAGTGAATGATGTTATCTTGTACGTCATCGATGAATGCAACAGCACCCGTGACATCTCCGGTAATCTTGTTACCCGCAGAGAACCCACCATCCACATCTAGTGTTAGAGTATTTAATACTTTAGCTGAGACGCCATTGTACACATCCGTAGAACCTACTAGAGTAAGATTCTCCAATAGGCCAATTTGTCGGAATGAATTTTCTACAACGAATGTTCCATTCTCTGTGCCATTGGGTTTGATCGTGAACAACATCGAAGATGTTTTCAAATCATTTATAGGGTTTGCGCCAAGTCCTTCGGATGAAGTAACGATTGCACGAGCTTTGGCGTTGCCTTCGATTATGAAAGACGCATAGTCATATCCTTGACCATAGTTTGTCATAGTGATCTTTCGTAGTCCACCGGTATTGATAGTGGCAACCGCAGTTGCTCCTGTACCATTACCCACAACAGTGACAGATGGAGCCACGGTATAACCAGACCCAGCAGATTCTACGATAGCACTAATAACCTGACCGCCTATAGATCCGTTTTGCACATCGAGTTGTTGTTGTTGGAAAGCGTCCGATGGCGTAGTTTCAATATGTTCTACCGGTATGTAGTTCGACGATAGAAACTGGTTGATTCTAGTGGTACTTAGTGCGAATAAGAATTTCCATGTATAACCATCTGCGGTAGTGAATGTATCTAACAGATCTACGCCTTCCTCGATACCAAATCGTGGTTCGATGAAAGATGGGATATGCTCACCCACACTATTCCGCGCTTCGGAGATACAAACATACACATGATTCAATCCAGTCATCACGTATTGGGCATGGCCATCGTCCGGTCTAACGGAATCTAACCAACCAGAGTAAAGTGTACCGGAAGACCAGTTAACGCGGGGTACGACAAATGTAGACCCCTCTACCTTCTTGATAGATTGTAGGTTGTTTCGGAATTCACGTTCTTCTCGTATATTATTTGACGGAGAAACGACCGCGTCGGTTACACTGAAGGTGTCCGATTTACCGATACCGATATAACAATCATTGTCCCCTAGGAACAACTTTGCGAGGTGTCTACCGAATGTTTGTCTTACTATAGCAGTCATTATATTTTCCTATTTACCTATGGTCGTACTGGCCAATCAATTTGATCTATTGCATGGATACCGTCTATAGTTTCGGGCAAGTCTCTTAGTGCCTGACGATACTCCTGCCACTTGTATTTATCACTTTCGGCCAGAGGTGCATCAGATAATTGCGACCAATCAGAAGCCGCGAGGTAACCATCACGAATCTGGCGCACGGCAGAAATGAATAACTCGGAGTTGAAGACCCATTCTTTGGTGACCCAATCGAAGTTATACACTCCATGTGGTTTAACGGGTCTCTTGACGAACACTTCACCATCGTGATAATATTCACTGATAAAGCTTCCGGCATGACCCTCAAACGTTCCGGTGGTGTCCCATCTAACAACTAGTCCGCTGTGAGTAGACCCTTCTGGATAATGTTCTGGTTCTGCGGGCATGAAGAAACTTTTTACTTCTCCGGTATCCCCATTTACTAATGCACAATTTGTCATATCAATTTTCCTACAATTAAAGTTCTTGTGGCATCAACTGCCCACGTATCGTTTACTCTCGCTCCGCCAGTGATTACAGGTGAAAAGTCAGATCGAGTTAGTGCCATCGGAATCATCGCAATACCCATGGCTGACGAATGAGTTTTGGATATTGTTGAGGCACCACCTGTTCCCGAAGGATTATTTGTGTATGAAGTGTTATCGTAAGCTCCCATGCCCGGCACCGAGAATACATAACCCACTCCCCAAGTTCGTACTCGGCCTTCCGGAGATACCGTACCGTCGCAAAAACAACCAGAATACCCCGATCCAGTTACGAGAGCAAAGTACCTTTCCCAATTCAGAGTGTCTTGAACTTCGGTATATATTATTGGCAATCCAGCTGCGGGTTGTCCTATCTGAGTACCTCCCTGCAAATCGGTTTTACCTGATACTACATTTTCTACTTGCAAATTCTGTCGATTGGACGAGAACGCCAATTGTCCATTAGAACGATATATCTCCAGACCCCAATCACCACTCTCTTCAGATGTTGTCGATAGTATCCCAAACTTATATTCTAATGACCATCCAGTAGGGAATGCAAAATCGTACACGGTAGTGAAGATAGCAACATCTACTGGAATTTCCGCTACTTCTGTTGATGGTATTTGGGTGGTTACCGGACTGAATAAGGTTATTTGCCACACATTACTACTCACATAAGCGACATTCGTAATTGAACCTGATGGTGGATAATATCCGCTACCCACGTAAGTGCCCAACCAGTCACTTATAACTCTTCCTATCAAATCAACATTAGGATTCGTTATAGGGGGTTGAATGGCTGTTATACCAACATAACTTGAGTTGCCATAAAACTGCGGAGTAGTTATACTGACCGTGACATTAAATGTAGAAACTCCCACCGGTACATTACTAACTGGACTTATCTGATAATTGGCGTCTGCCCACTGAATTGATGTTGTCAATGGATAGTTGGGGTTATATGTAGTAGCGCGTTTAGGTCGTATGAAGAGTAACGAAGTTTCTTTACTTGTCGGACATACCACGGCAGGGGCGTTAGGTATCCCGGCACTCCGAACCGTAGAGATAGATCCGGGCACAAGCGTGCCACTTTTAACTATCTCTACTTGTTTGGAAGTTTCGTCAATGGTAGTTACTCCACCATTATTCTTAACCGTTAGTCCATACGCCATATCATTAACTCCTCAATACCATAATACTATAATCATCTGTACCTAGGAATATTTGATAAGATGCGTTAGAACTTCGTACGTCAGCTCTAGTGAGTAAAACTCCCGAAGTACCACCACCATCAACATAAAAATTAGAATTTGGCAATATCTGTACAGCAGTCCACTCGACTATACTAGGTGTAGCATATCCGGAAACCGGCACATAGAAACTTCCTGAACTAGAACCACCATTACCACTAACAAAATTATGAATACGTGGTTGGCGTTTATCGACCGCCATTCTAATCTCACCTGCGGAGTTAAATATCTGCAAACCGTAACCGGCCGCGGCCGTTTGTGTTGCTCCACTTGCGGTACCTGTTATAAACAGGGAGGTGTTATTTATAGCGTTCTTTACAACCAGTCGATAGTCACCTGCCTTTATAAATTTAACTACAATAGTTACAACAATATCAAAAGAGCCGCCGCCAACCTGACTGTATATCCAACAGTTTGACATCTGAGATATTTGTGCACCGAAGTTGACATTCAACGTAAGTGTGAGAGTGTCTACCGTATTGACATTCTGTGTAACATCTCCGCTGGATTGTCCTAACCGTAGGTCATCACTTATCGCATAATTTGCCACTGTATATTATCCCAAGAACCCAAGTTTCACTCTAACATTATTCGATGCGTCGAATATCTCGATCTTATTGTTCTTTATTTCCATACGTTCACCGGTAGCCGAAGACTTAACATCTATAGAACCGGTAACCGTAGCATTTGATAATAGTACATTGTCCCCAGATATACTGAAAGGACTCTTTTGTGTAGTAGAAGTAACGAACTTAAAGTTACTTGCCGTCAATGTAAAGTCGGATGTAACACCGTTATTATTTAATTCAAATCCAGCGAAGTGATTATTAACATCCAGATTGACAAAGTATTTCGCACTTACGTCCGGAATATTCAGACCATCGATAGTGCTATTAAGAGTGGCCGTAGTCACCAATCCAGAAGTCGCGGTTGCGATATCGTCACCAATAGAAGCTTCTAGATTGGTAATTTGTTGCGAGACCGAATATAATACTGCGCTGTCGCCTGATGTTATCGCAGAAGTCAATGACGTAGTTGCATTTGAGACAGCTGTAGTGATATCACCGTTATCTGGTTTGAGATCAAGTTGTCCTTGAAGCTGCGTTATTGATGCATTGAGTACGGAAGTGACATTAGAGTCTCCCGAATTTATTAATGCGGTTAGAGAACTAGTTGCATTTGTGACGGCTGTGGTAACATCTCCCGTAGATGCCTTGGTCGATATAGAACCCTCTAATGTGACAACCGCCTCGTTCAATAATGTTATTGCGCCACTGTCTGCATCATATAGAATATTAGTACGTAATTCATCACGTGCGGCCGCAGTAACACTAATAATGTCGGAATCGGTTCTACCAGATATTTCGAGGGCACCTTCGAGAGCGACAACTTTCGAATTTAGTATTGATATATCAGAATCTACGGAAAGTAGTATGCTTGATTCTAAAGCATCACGTGCGCCTGCTGTCGTAGTAATAATGAAGTCCGAATCTATTAGAGTTAGACCAGCTTCTAACTCGACCAGTTTAGTATTCAGTACGGCGTATCCACTATCAACCGAAGCGATAATATCAGTTTTCAATGCCTCGCGAGCGTTACCCGTAACCGTAACTATGAAGTCGGAGTCTATTAACTGAACTTCGCCTTCTAATGTAGTTACTCGTTGATTGACCAGTATAATGCCATCGCTGTTTACATCAATTCGACTACCGATGTTTTCTTCTACCGCACTTTGAATACTTGCGATTGTATCAGAGTTAATATCTACAGTGATACCATTCTCTAGTGCGATAACGCGACTGGCTATAGATGACAGACCAGTGCTATCATCGTATACGGTAAGATTAAGCGCATTGATCGCATTCGCGTTGACAGTGGTAGTTTGTATGATATCCGAATCGACATTTCTCAGGATAATCAAATCTGCTCCCAAAGAATCTATCGCGGAAGCTTGTATAGCAAGTATGCCTGCACTATCGATGATGCTTGAGGAAAGTGTAGAGATCGCAGCAGTGTTTGCACCGATACGTACTCCAAGAGCTGCATCGATAAGGTCTAATTTAGTACTGACCGAGTCAATGGATTGTGAAAGTATTGTGAACCCATTACTGTCTTGTTCGATTAATGTTTCTAGTCGTTGTTCTGCACCAGCTACTGCATTAAGAACGAATGACGAATCGACTCCACCTTCTATCTGAAGAGAGGATTGTAGATCGACATACCACTGAGAACCAACAATCAACTTACCATCGATAGAATCTATACGAGCATTAATACCAAAAGTGCCTGTGCTTATCGCAGTGACCATTTGGTCGTATCTTACAAATTCTGACGAATCTAACACATTTAGGACAAAGTCTCGCCATCCAGAATCTAGAGTCACACCACCACCCGAAAGACCCAATAGTACAAGACTATAGATCTCATCAAAGTTGTAGTTGATTTTCTGTCCTGCTTGACGAAGGGTATCACCTGTTCCATCGTTACCAGCATTACCAAGAAATAATGTTTGTTTTGGCATTATTCAATAATCCTAAATTCTTTAGTCTATTTATATACTATTATGTGGATGGGTTTGGGCTCTCCCGTACCGCATCCATAGTCTCATATTCAGTTGATAATACCATTGTATCATCGTCTAGTGTTGGGGAATCTTGATTGGTCACTCCAGCCAAAGTTCCAAATTCGGTATTAAGTATATCCAAAGACACGTCCGCATATCTGTCGAGCGTCTCGGTACTACCGGTTGTGTCTCCACTCGGATCAGACATAATCAATGTATTGAAACCGAAAGCGGACATCATTGGTTCAGCAAAACCTTCTATTTGAAGACCAGTCGCAACAACCTCTAATGGATCGTTAGGAAGTCCCGCTCGAAGGCCTACTTCGGCGGTACCGACCGTTACCACATCAGCGGACAAGTAGAAACCAGCTGGGTGAGCAAACAAGAGGTACAGTGATTCATAATCTACTTTAGATAAACCCGTTTTCAAAAGAATAGAGAATATCTGATATCTCTTATCATCTTGAATATATCGTTGTGACTCGAAACCTATTTTAGATTCGCCCACGATGATTATATTTCTCTTGGGATACTCGATAGAAATTGATTCATTAAAGAATGCACGAAAGAATTGTTCTACTGATATCTGTGTACCCTTCGCACGATAGAAGTTAGCAAGGAGACGTGCCATAAGTCTTGGCTGTTGGAAGAACGAAGAGGATTGGAGACCATTGCCAATATCGGCGATGATCTTATCCAAATTCGTCAACGACGTACTTGTAATACTTTTTATCTTGAATAGGTCATGTATCTGATTGACAAAACTATCTACAGAGTCGACTTCTGAGTATTCGTAGTAAGCTTCTAAGAATTCGACTAGTTTCGGGTATTCGCCCAAAAAGTATTCGGGTAACAGATTCTGTACTGTGCCCTTATTTAATTCTACGTGTCTTCTATGCTGATCTACTCTTGCTTCCGACATTATAATGTACTTCTAGTTGTCTGATAATCGATGATTGCCTTAGTGAAAGACTTGTCTGTATCAATGTCAATGATATAATTTCTGAGAGGTCGCAATGTACTTTGGTTAGCAGGAAGCGCAGATACTTTCATAGCAGTTCCCGAGTAATCTGAAGTTGAACTAAACTTGACACCCAAAATGCTCACGGTTCCTTTTGATGCATTGTATGAACCGACGTTCGTCAACCGCACGTTATTAGTTAGGTCGAATACTTGTAGTCTGGTGGAACCCAGTTCATTCTTAATTACACAATTGACACCGTTATATTTGAATATAGACGTTGTGATAACATGTTCTCTATCGTCTGGTTGACTGAGAGCAAATGGGAAGTTCACCTTGAATTCTTGGTTCAACTCTGTTACTGTACCGCCAGATGCAATGAGTAAGTCACTCAACATCTTATCTAGTTCAATGCGTTGTTGACCCTTAACTGTCATCTTAGAGTTCAATACAGCTGGACTAATATTGTCAATGATTGAGAGTAGATTCGATCTACGGAATACCGAATCGAACATATTTAAGTTGGTTCGTGCATAATTGACGATGGTGTTTTGTATCTCAACTTCGATAGATTCAGCGGACAGATCTGTCTGACTAGGGTCGAAGTTAAAATTCGTCAAGAGTTCTAGATAAGTATATTGGGGATCGACAAATTCTGTGTCGATAGACATAATAGAAAGATTGTTAGTCAAATCATTTTTAATAGATGTTTTAACTAGATCCACGATTGGTTGGCTCAAACCGTCCTTGAAATTAAGTGATACAAAGACCTTGCCATATTGTGGAGGTATGTTATCATTACCGCCCCAAGATACAGCGTCGTCAAGGTATGCTCCGAAGTTGGACATTATCAATGCCCGATAATCTTCTGCGGTCACCAAACGTTGTTGAGCCGAGAATGCTCGGGGCGCATTCATCTTTATGGACTGAATGGTTTCTTTAGGAGAACCACCCGAAGATTCCGATGTGGTCTCTACTGTAAGAGCGACCCCATTGAGAGATGATGTCGAAAACCCTAATGCGCCATTGGCAACTGCCCCGACCGAAGAGATGTATCGAACTACGATTTTATTACCAGCAACAGGATTCTTCCCCAATACATTACCATCACTGAAGAATAATTCATACTGTCCGTTAGATGATTCACGCACTATGTATATGGTAGACTCTGAATTAATTGTTGCCACGTTATTGATATTACTATATACTACATGGTCAATGGTCGTGAAATTGTCATAGACCTCGACAAGCATAGTCGTAGTGTCCATGTTTTCGTCTGGTATGACATATACCGGAGTGTCGGTAGTAGGGCCGACATAAAAAGTTTTAACTCTAGGTTTACCTTCTACTACAATAACGTCGGTAGACCCTGCACTCGATTGGAACACATACGTATCATTATCGTTATATGCAGTATATTCCCTACGAGTTCTGAATGTATAACTGACACCGTCAACGTCTGCGGTAAACACATAATTCGATGGTAAGACTAGAGTCTCGGGGCCATTGGGAATTGTTGCAGTGACCTTAACAGTAGCTGTCGAAGCGGTAGCTGACGATGGATAGTACCCAAGAGTCTCTGCGTGACTTACCACAGACGATCGTAATTGCGCAGATGCGAGAAACGACTCGTTGATCGCCATATTAGCGGTCAACCCATTAATATGAGTATTGTAGGCCAACACATCTAGTATATTGGATAATCCACTCGCCTCAAAGTTGTAGTCTGCAAACTCTGGTTTTTGCATCAGAGCTGTTTTTAGACTAGACTTGATATTGTTAAAATCCAAGTCCGAAGTTTTTATAGTCATTTATCTTATCCTTGCTACGGTAACATTCAGTGACAATGTTTCTAATGTAGTTACCAGTTGAAATATTACAGTGACATCAACTGAATTGAAATTTGAATTCATTTTTACGTTAACACGATTAACGATTGCACGAGGCTCATACTTCGTTATTGCGTGTTTTATTGCGCGAGCGATATCACTTTCATCAAGTTCGGTATCCAATGCAAATAATAAACTTTGCAGATTGCCGCCGAATGTAGATCGAAAGGGCCGTTCTCCATTATTAGTCATGAGAAGATTTTTGATTGCCTGTTTTACCGCTGCAGCATCTGTCTTCTTGTATATGTCACCAGAAGGTTTTGCTTCGAACGAACAGTCGATATCACTATGCAGACGTTTCACTGAAGTCACCAGTGAAGCGTTCATCAAGTTACCGTCTTCTATAGAAAATGCTTTTGCCATTGGACTCTCAAACTCTTTATAGACTATTTATACAGTTAATTCGGGTAAGCTTAAATCTATTGTCATTGGAACCCCGATTAACTCCAATACGTCACAGAATGTTAGTGTCAGTGGTTCCATCACAGAACCTAACCCGATAGCACTCAAAAATGATTCGATCTTCTTGATCCACACGTTAATCAATTCTTTTTGCCATTGTGCGAACCAATCTCGGGCCGCACGTACCAGTTCGTTTATCTGGTCTTCCGGACATTCCACATTAGTCTCAATCTCACCCCCAATAATATCCAGTAGTGGTACACCAAATAACGATACCTCTCTGAGTTGTTCGATGATGTATCCTTCAACACTAAACTCAGCAAACTCTTTCTCTAGTTTAGCTATCTCTTCCTTGATAAAGTTCCCGTTATCTCCTTGGGAATCTCCCGATAAAGAATCGAGATCTTCCTTGAGTTGGGTTAACTTATCTTCAATATCTTTAGCGAAATCTTCGGCCTCTTGTTTGAACTGATCTATCTGCGCACGTATCCATGTTTCTACGTCAAACTCTAATAGAGTAGGTGGACTAGGAAGACCCAAGGTGTCCCATATTTCTTTGAATACGTCAATCAATTCTTCGAAGGCTGAGAGTAGTAGGTTAGTACACCACTTCACCAACTCGTTTTTAAAATATGACCAAGTGAGTTTTCCCTTCCACTCATCACACTCGACGCCAAACTCTCCTTTATAGTATTGATATTCTTCGGGAATCATGGCATAATAAAGATCCACCTTCTCGGTGATTTCAAGTTTGAGACGTTCTTGTTCGTCCTTCTCCAGTATGGTCAACAGGTCAACTTCTATACCCATCACGGATACTGTAAAATTCAACGGTATCACTTCGCCGATGAGTTCAAGCATCTTTACCGGAACGTATATATGAAACTCGTCAATCAGTTCCGACCACGCATCATTGGCTTCCTTCTGCCAGTTACGTACCGTACCGCCTTGCCACCAAGGGGATAGAAGAACTTCTTGTTGTTCCATGAACTCTTCTATTTTTTTGATGGTTTCTTCTATCTTTAATTTCAGTTCCTCGTCGGAATCTGGATTCGATGCCAAGTATGCCTTCAGCTTACTAGGTATCATAGCAATATCGTTATAGAACTGCACCAACTCCGCTTTGGTAGGAAGTAACGAATCTGGACACGGAAGTTCCAGTTTGATCTCGGGCAGTTGTATCACCATTATGAATTCAGTTTAATACTGGCTGCATTGATAGAGACTGTACCACCCGCAACTAGGTTTACGTTTCCACCGACACTAACTGTCACGTTGCCCGTGATACGCACGTCTTCGTCGCCGAGGACTACCGAGTAGTTGTCTTTGGTGATGTGAGTCAGAATAGATCCATCGGCTTGCATCTCATAGAAAGTGCCCGTCATATGATGTTCTTTAATACGTTCAGCGCCAGACTTATCATCATATTCTTTATAATGTCCGGACTCTGTTTCGTAGACCTTGTTGAATGGGTAGTTCTTTTCAGCCTTGGAGTTGGTGTCGCCTTCTTTAGGCACGGTACCAATTACCATAGGCAGTTGTGAACTCTTACCGTCCATGAATATACCGAACACTTGCGTACCAACGAGGAGACCCAAGTTCTGTCCATTACCTTCATGTATACCTTGAGTGACCGGTACTACAATTTGGGCCCAAGGTAGGTCATCCTTATCGATATCATCATATACACCGAACACCTTGACTTTAACTCTACCCAACTTTAAAGGGTCTTCTGAGTTGTCAACTACTTCACCAATAAACCAACGAGTTTGGTCACCGTAAAAGTCTATATAACTATTTGGTATCATTACACTTCACCATTATCTAATTTAACGCCCGTTAGAGAGATATGATACCCCTCTTTTTTAATTGAGTGTTTCGCAGAGAATATTAAATAGTCCCCCGACTTCTGTGTGTCAAAAGGATTATCTTCATTTTCACTATTACTCAGGAATCTAAGTCGCAACTTTCTGCCGAGGGTATTGTGCGAACCCTCCTTAAAGAAGTCGATACCGTTTACAACAAAGGACAGTGGAGACTTCTTTATCAAAGCTGACATAGAACGTCCAGCAACATCCAACCGATACATACCTTCGGTATCTCGTTCTGAAAACGTCTTATGATTTTCATAAGCACTAGTTCCGCCAATCTGTGAAGTCACTCGACTTTCAATGTCGTTAAAAGATATTCCCCTCAATCGGTATTCATTCGAATATAATGGTTTATCTTTCACGATGTTGCTAGATTCTAGTTTACCGATAACGTCTTTCGTTACATCAAACTTTATAGGAGTCATATAGTTTTCGGTCACGTCGAAGAATTGATGTCTAGCCCCAATATGACCCGCAGCGATAAGATTGAACAGATTTTCTGTTTTGGAATAACTATAACTCAATATCGTTCTACGTTTCTGCGAGTGATCAATATCAACATCACCAACATCAGCCTGAGCATACGTGAATGGAGCATTACGGTTCGAGGGAGCGGCTTTCATCAAGGACTCTAGATCCATGAATACCAAATCCTTAACTTGAAGCGCAGAAAACAAGTAGAACGGGTAACCATCTTCAGTGGTGGTTTTGTTTTTGATCCAACACATTGCATCTAGTGGCGTTAGATTAGGAACAATGACTTTCATTTCATGGGAATCATTCGCTGTCGACAAACACTTCTTCTTTTCAAAATATTCAGAACATATAGATGCTAGTATCTTTGACGCTTTGCCAGTATATGACTTGTTGACATTGCGCAAATTCGATTCATAACCAATGTCTTCTATAATATGAAATATGATATACTCATTACTATCATTGCCCTTAACACTAGACATTATAGTATCAATGTAGAAGGTCTTGACAATAGTTGCACCATCGATCTGGTCAGAGCTCAAGGTGATTTCTAATTTTTCTCCACCGCCGAAATCGGTAGACCCGAGAACATCAGTCGAATCCAAAAACCCAACGACCCCAGTCAAATAGGGTTTCTCTATATGTTCAAAGATATCAATGTCCGTGACCATTACACTAATGTCGATAGGCTTAGATATCTTGCCCGAAGACAAGATCACTCTATAAGCAATATCGGTAGCGTGGTCTACCGCACTTGGTGATGCACCACTCATTGACTTTTCACCGCATCACGGAATGCTTTGATAACCTGATTAACGTTAGCTGGTCGCAACACTTGTATCTGACGCATTGCATCATTTTCATAGATATAGTGTTCGGCATTAGTAACCGGAATGTCGAATTCTGAAGGGCCTTCGAATGGATTTATGTCCACCCATTCACCATCAGCATTAACATAATGATGTGGGGCATTATACTCGTTCACTACAGTTACCCGATCAATCGTTTCATAACCGGAAATGGTCTGACTGGTCACGTGTGTGACGTTAGTGAAAGAACCATTGAAAACTTCTATGATTATTTGTCCCAGAGAAAGGTCTCGGTGTATGATTTTCGCGGCGGCAGTTGGTTCATCAGGGTCGGCCGTGAACCCTACGACAAATTGACCGACCTGAAATTTATTATATAACTCAGGATCATCGGCAATTAAAGTAATG